ATGGTCGGGGCAGCGCCGGTGATTGCGCCTGCATCCACCCTGGACCGCCGCACGCCCGACGCCACCCCCGGCAAGCTGACCGGCGAAGAGCTGGCGATGTGCCGGATGATGGGCACCGACCCCGAAAAATTCGCGGCCGAGAAGGCCGTGCAGGCACAGTTGGCAACCGAGCGGGTTGCCCTGAAGAAACAGGAGTAACCCGACATGGCAATCACATCCCCCGCATTGCTGACCAACCTCAACACCTCGCTGCAGGCATCGTTCAAGGATGCTTACGCCGCAATGCGGGCCGAGGCGTTCTGGGACAGGGTGGCAACCCTGGTGCCGTCGACGACCGCGTCGAACACCTACGCCTGGCTGGGCGACTTCCCCCGGCTGCGTGAATGGGTCGGCGACCGTGTGGTCAAGGACATGAAGCTGTCCGGCTATCAGATCAGCAACCGGCTGTTCGAATCGACGCTGGGCGTGCAGCGCGTGCAGATCGAGGATGACCAGTTCGGCCATTTCGCCCCGATTGCCAGGTCGATGGGGCAAGAGGCGGCGCAGTGGCCCGACATTCTGGTGAACGACGCGATCACCGCCGGGGAAAGCTCGGTCTGTTATGACGGGCAGTTCTTCTTTGACACCGACCACCCGGTGTTCCCGAACGCCGACGGCACCGGCACCGCCACCACCTGGACGAACTTCACCACCGGGGCCGGCGCGCGCTGGTACCTGATCGACGATTCGAAGGTGCTGAAGCCGCTGATCTTCCAGGAGCGGACGAAGCCCGAGATGGAGATGAAGTTCGATCCTTCCACCTCGGACACGGCCTTTACCAAGGACCTGTACCAGTGGGGCATCCGCTATCGCTGCGCCGCAGGCTACGGCTTTCCGCAGCTGATCCACTGCGCGCGCACCGCGCTGACGGCGGCGAACTTTGAGGCCACCCGCACGATCATGCGCAACCTGAAGGCCGACGGTGGCCGGCCCCTGGGCGTGCGCCCGACGACGATCATGGTCGGGCCCAGCAACGAGGCGGCGGCGAAGGCGCTGTTTGAGACAGCGTTCCTGTCCGGCGGCGGGTCCAACCCCAACTACAACGCCGTCAAGGTGCTTGTGAACGTGTGGATGGCCTGATCATGAGCGCGCTTCTGATCAGATCGACCGCAGACAACGGGTTCGAAGGCCACTTCCGGCTGGGCCGGTTCTGGCCCCGCGCCGGGCAAGTGGTGGCACAGGATGCCTTTACCGAAGACGAGTGGGCGGTGCTGACCGCCGACCCCCGCCTGCACATCGGCCCGGCCCCGGACGGGGCGCAGGCTGAGGCGGACGCGAAGGCACAAAGCCTGACCGACGCCGTGCGTGCGGTGCTGGCGGCACTGGAGCCCGGCGACTTTGAAGCCGACGGGCTGCCGAAGCTGGCGGCGGTGAAGGCGCGGCTGCCCGAAGGCACGAAGGGCCTGACCAAGGCCCTTCTGGTCACGATCTGGGGTGACCTGAAGCTGACCCCCTGAATACCAGGAAGGCGGGCAGCACCATAGCTGCCCGGCCTGCCGCCCTGGCGGATTGAGACAGGGCGGGCGCGCAGCGGGGGGGCCTGCCGCGCCAGGATGGAAGGCCCCCCGGCAAGTTTCAAGGATCACCCGATGCCTGCCTACGCGCTTCAGTCCGACATCGTGACGCTTTACGGCCAGAACAGCCTGGTCGTGGCCGATCACGACCGCGACGGCATCCCCGACAGTGCGGCGGTGACCCGTGCGCTGACCGCCGCCAGCGACGAGATCGACACCTATCTGGCCGCGCGCTACACCCTGCCGCTGGCCGAGGTGCCCGGCTTTCTGAAAACCCTGACGGTGGACATCGCGCTGTACCGTCTGGCGCTGTCGGCCGAAGTGCTGTCGGACGAACACCGGCGGCGCTATGACGATGCGCTGGGGCACCTGCGGCGCATCGCCGAGGGCAAGGCGGCGCTGGTGTTCACCCCGGTGCCGCCGGTGGAAGGCCAGCCCGATGTCAGCGCCGCCCAGCCCATCGTCAGCGGTGGGCCCGCGAAGCTGTTCACCCGCGACCTGACGAGGGACCTCTGATGGCGGGCGTCGCGTTCACCGTCGATCTGGACCCTGCCCTTCTGGCCGATGCGGCGGCGGTGCTGGACCGGCTGGGCACCGGGTTCCTGCCGCAGCTGGCGCAGGACATCGGCGCGATGATCGAACGCCAGACGAAGGACCGCATCCAGACGGAAAAGACCGCCCCCGACGGCACGCCCTGGGCACCCTGGTCTGACCGCTATGCGGCCACCCGCAACACCGGCAACCGCCGCGCCCATTCCCTGCTGATCGACAGCGAGAACCTGCTGGAAAGCATTCAGGACTATACCACCGGCACCACGGTGACCGTGGGGTCGCAGACGCCTTACAGCGCGATCCACCAGTTCGGCGGGCGCGGCATTGCGGCACGCCCCTACCTTGGGCTGTCCGATGCCAACCGCCGCGACATCGAGGATCTGGTGATTGACCTTGCGGCGGGGTGGCTGCAATGACCGATACCCGCCCTGATCTGCTGGCGGCCCTGCCGGGCCTGATCGCCGCGCGCATCAAGGCGGTGCTGCCGGGTTTGCGCGAATGCAAGGGAATCGCCGGGCGCTTCAACCTGGACCTCTTGAAGGCCAAGGGTGTGGCGGCACCGGCGGTGATGGTTTCCCGTCTGCGGATGCGCCAGGGCGAAACGCTGGCCGGGCCGCACCACAGCTACACCCTGACGATGGGGGCCTTCATCGTGACCAGGAACGAGCTGGGCCTGCACCGCGACGAAGGGGCGGCGACCATCGCCCAGGCGCTGTTGCGGCTGATCCCCGACCAGGTCTGGGGCCAGCCTGCCGATCTGGGCGCGGCCTTCGATGTGGCCGAGGAGCCGATCCTGTCGCTGGAAACCGAAAAGCATGCCGTGGCCCTGTCTGCCGTGACCTGGTCGCAGCCGGTGGCGCTGGCGGGCCTGCCCGTGGCCCCGGAAATCACGCCCGAGCTTTATGTCGGCCAGGCCCCCAGGATCGGGGCGGCCTTTGAGGATGACTATGAGCTGATCGGGGGGGCACCATGACGCGCGCAGCGGCAGAGGCCGACCGCATGATCGCCAACATCTGCCAGGTCGGCATCGTCACGGCTGTGGACAATGCCACGTCCCGCGTGCGGGTGCGCATCGGCGATCTGGATACGGCGATGATCCCGGTCTTGCAGATCCGCTCGGGCACGATCCGGCTGCACTGGATGCCGTCGGTCGGTGAACAGGTGACAGTCTATGCGCCGGGCGGCGACATGGCGCGGGCTTTCGCGGGCGGGTCGCTGCCCATCAATGGCAATGCGGTGGCCCCCAATGCCGCCAGCCCGACGATGGACCTGGGCGGCGGCACGCTGCGCGTCATCGGCAAGCTCTATGTGGACGGCGATGTCGAGATCACCGGCAAGATCGACGTGGCGGGCCCGGTCACCTGCGATGCGGATGTGGTGGCATCGGGCAAAAGCCTGGTCGGCCATATCCACCCCGAGTCGATCGGCACCGTCACGGGGGGGCCGATCTGATGTCCGGCCTGTCCGCCACCACCGCCCGCCTGTTGCCAGAGGATCAGCACCTGGCCCAATCGATCAACGACATTCTGGCAACCCCGACGGGCAGCCGCGTGATGCGCCGCGCCTATGGGTCGGACCTGCCGCGGCTGATCGATGCGCCGCTGAACGGGGAAACCCTGGTCGATCTGTACGCCGCCACCGCCGAGGCGATTGAGGCCTGGGAGCCGCGCTTTGTCCTGCGCCGGGTCGAGGTGGCCGATGCGGCTGCGGGCAAGCTGTCGCTGACCCTGACCGGCGAGGTGCAGGGCCTGGAAACCGTGCTGGCGGCCGAGGTGACGGCATGAGCGGCTACAGCGCCATTGACCTGAGCCTGCTGCCGGTTCCCGACGTGGTCGAGACGCTGGATTATGAGGTGATCCTGGCGGCGATGAAGGCCGATCTTGCCGCCCGCGCGCCCGATCTGGCGGCGGTGCTGGCCCTGGAAAGCGAGCCGCTGGTCAAGCTGCTGGAGGTCTGCGCCTATCGCGAGGTGCTGATCCGCGCCCGGGTGAACGATGCCGCGCAGGCCGTCACCCTGGCCCGCGCCACCGGCACCGATCTGGACAATCTGGCGGCGCTGTTCGGCGTGGCGCGGCTGGTGATCAGCCCCGGCAACCCTTCGGCGGTGCCGCCGGTCGCCCCCACGCTGGAATCGGACGCGGATCTGCGCCGCCGGGCGCAGCTGGCGCTGGAAGGGTTCAGCACCGCAGGACCCGAGGGGGCCTATGTGTTCCATGCCCTGTCCGCGGATGCCGATGTGCTGGATGTCAGTGCCACCAGCCCCAGCGCCGGCGATGTGCTGGTGACGGTGCTGTCGCGCACGGGCAGCGGCACGGCCCCGGCCCCGCTGCTGGCCACGGTTCAGGCGGCGCTGAATGCCGATGACGTGCGCCCGCTGTGCGACAACGTGGTGGTGCAGTCGGCGGCCATCGTCAGCTATGCCATCACCGCCACGCTCTATTTCTACCCCGGCCCGGACAGCGCGGTGGTCATGGCCGCAGCCCAGGCCGCTGCCACAGCCTATGCCGCCGCCCAGCACCGGATCGGGCGCGACGTGACAATCTCCGGCCTTCATGCCGCGCTGCACCAGCCCGGCGTGCAGCGCGTGGTTCTGACCTCGCCTTCCGCCGCCCTGACCATCGGCAGCGCCCAGGCCAGCTGGTGCACCGCCATCACCCTGATCAACGGGGGTGTCGATGAATAGTCTGCTGCCCCCGAACGCCAGCCCGCAGGAGGCCGCCATCGAGGCCGCGACCGCGCGGATTGCCGATGTGCCGGTGCCGAATGCCAGCCTGTGGACCCCTGCCACCTGCCCCGCCGCACTGCTGCCCTGGCTGGCCTGGGCGCTGTCGGTGGACGAATGGGACGGCACCTGGCCGGAGGAACGCCAGCGCGCGGTCATCGCCGCCTCGGTGGGCGTGCACCGCAGGAAAGGCACGCGGGGGGCGGTGGTCGCGGCGCTGGCGGCCGCCGGGTACGGCGATGCCACGGTGGTGGAGCGGTTCGGGCGCGACCTTTATGACGGCGCGCGCCAGCACAACGGCACCATCGACCATGCCCCGGCGGATCACTGGGCGGAATACCGGGTGACGCTGACGCGGCCCATCAGCAACGCGCAGGCCGACCGGGTGCGCAGCATCCTGGCTTCGGTCGCGCCGCTGCGGTCGCGGCTGAAGCTGCTGAGCTATCAGGCGGTGGCAAACCTTTACGACGCCGGTATCCGGCACGACGGCACATTCAACCATGGGGCGGCCTGATGGCAAACCTGACGGAAAACCCGGCCAGCTGGGAAAGCGGCGTCTACCAGATTGAAACCACCGATCCGGTGCTGGGCGGCGCGCCGAACGTCGGCACCGGCGCGGGCATGTCGAACATCCCGCATCTGCAACTGGCCAACCGCACGGCCTTCCTGAAAAAGGTGATCGATGATGCGGGCCTTGGCGCGGCGGCGGTGCCGCTGGTGACGCTGAACGCGGCGGCGGCGCGCCTGACGGGCAGCTACCGCTTTGCCAGCACCGATGCGAACACGCCCAGCCCCGGCGTGGCGGGCACGCTGGAGGTGATTGCGGCCAGCGCCAATGCGGTGAACCAGATGGCGATGGACAGCGCCAGCACCCGGATGTGGACGCGGTTCTGGAATGGCACGGTCTGGTCGGCCTGGTCGGAGATCTGGCGCACGACCGGAGTGGCGGAAAGCCTTGGGGCCAATCCCTGGCAGCGCTTGCCATCGGGGCTGCTGCTGCAATGGGTGGAGGGGTCCAACCAATCGGCGTCCGGCAACCAGACAATCACCCTGCCGCAGACCTTCCCCAACGGGCATCTGCGCACTGTTGTCGGTAATCGGTATCAAAGCGCGGCGACCGGGGCAGGCGGCTACGGCTTTATTTCGGCAACGACATCGCAGGTCATCGTGGCCCGGAACACGGTCGACAACGTCAACGGCGTGACGCCGCTAATCCACTCGGTCGGCTGGTAAGGGGGAACCGCATGTTTTACTCAGCTATTCACAAAGGGTTCTTCAGCCGCGAGCTGCACGGCGACGCCGTCCCCGAAGATGCGGTACCTGTCAGCGCGGCGGATTACGCCGCCCTTTTCACCGCCCAGGCCCAGGGCGCGCAGATCGTGCCCGGCGAGGGCGGCGCGCCGACCCTGCTGTGGCCCACCCCGCCGACGCCGGAAGAGGTGCTGGAGGCCTGGCGCGCCCGCACCGTGGTCAGCGCCTTTCAGGCCAAGGCGGCGCTTTACAACCGGGGCAAGCTAAACGACGCCGAAGCGGCGGCGCTGGCCGCCGGCGGCCTGATCCTGCTGGC